TTTATGAGTCGAACTATCTTCCTCAAATTGCAGCTGAGACGATCACCTCTGGTGGTGTTGCTGGCTCCGTCACTAACGGTGTCGCCAACTACTTCTTCTCTGCAACTCCGGGTGATACATTACCATGGGTAGGCGCTTTCCGCCAGATGCCTACTGTCTACTCGGAGTTCAATAAAGATCTCCAGCAAGAGGAATATCTGACGATTAGCGAATGGGGCTTCAAGCTCTATAGGCCTGAGAATTTAGTCACCATCTTAACGAACACTTCGGTTGTTCCGAGCTAATGGAAGGCTAATATTATGGTCGCAGGTTCTTGGTATAATCAAGATGGACTTAATCTGCAGTATGGCACGCAGAAAGCAGTCCCAGAAATTGGTGGTGATTACCTCTATTACGGTGAAAATCGTGAAGTAGAGCAGTATATCCCACTTGTGCCTACTACGTGGGGAACTGGCGGTCAGACCGTCCTTGCTCCACCCACCTCTCTGACGTTTGTTGGAACAGGAACTGCTGCGGCAGCTGGTATTCAGTCTCTGACTACCTTAATGCCTCTGCAGATTACTGCTCCCCAAACAGCTTCGGGTAGCGCTTTAACGCTATCTAACCCTCAGCTGTTCATTGAGCGGGTTGAACTTCTCACGTTACAAACTGTCGCTCCGACGACTAACACCATGACTGTTGGCTTGGTTACTACCTTAACAGGTAGCCCTAGTTCAACCTTCGTCCAGGTTACTCCTGGCACTGGTGCTCAGCTTATTGGAATGACTACGCCACTTACGCTTAACGCAGCAGTTGGTACGATGGGGGATTACACCCTGTTCACTACCTCTGGTGTGGCTTTTGCTGGTGCTCCTGGTGCAGCCTTCGGCGGTACTGCGGGTACAGGTGGTGGTGTTCCAATCGCAACTACTGGCAATGGTGGTGCATGGGTTGGTGCTAACGTTCCGTTAGTGACTAACGCAATCACTCCTCTTCCCACGAGTGCGTGGATTTCTATCCTCACCAGTGGAGCATTTACTGCTGGCCTCTTAAAGGTCCGTATTAAGTACTTCATCTACGGTGCAATCAATCAGTAATTAGTCTAGGGGGCTTCGGCCCCCGACACTAAAGAAAGGAAAACTATGGTTGATACTTCACGACGGGTTGATTTGAGTGGTAATGATGTCATTGTTAATTCTCTTGCTTTTGCTTCTGCAGGATCTATTCCTACAGGAGGTTCACAAGGCAATATTGTTATTGACGTCAATAGCACTACGCCAACTGTCAACGCAACAGCAGCAGGCACGATAACGTTTGCTATGATGACAGCAGGTATGTATTGTCATACTGGTGCTGCAGCTACGCTTACTTTAGATTCAGCAGCTAACGTTATTGCTGGTCTAAATAATAGTTATTCAGGAGCAACGGTAGGATCAACAGTATCTTTTGATATTACCTCTACTTCTGGTGTGACTACTCTTAACATGGGATCAGGTGGCACATTGTCAACTGGTTCCACAGGAACGGTTGCTGCTGCTTCTCAGAGGACTTATCTTCTGCGAGTCACTAACGTAACTACTCCAGCTTACATTGTGTATGCCTGAAGTACAAAGAAAGTAAATAATGGCTGAAATTTTTAATCCTACTCCTGTCGCTACATTCGTTAACGACACTACAGCAGTAACTACTGTGAATAATAATTTCACAGCCATTTCCACTGCTTTCAATGATGTTTTATCTAGAAGTGGACAAAGTCCTAATCAGATGGGTTCCACTCTGGATATGAACAATAATCAAATAATTAATCTTCCCTTCCCTCAGACAGCAAACTCTCCAGCTAGACTGATTGATGTTACTACTGCTGGAAGTATTACAATTGTTACCGCTACAACCGGAACATCTGGGCATACAGTCCCATTCTTAGATGGTACTAATACTTGGTCTGGAATACAGAACTTTAGTCAGGGTTTAATAGGAACTATTACTAATCCTGGTAGCTTTGCTGTATCCAATGATTTTAATTCCTTTGCTATTGCCACTGATAACTTAGATGCAAGCGGAGTAGGTAACGTAGCTAATGCATTTAATATATATCTAGGCTTTGGAGGATCTACAACAAAAGGTGCTAGACAAGGTCTTTTAGTAACATCCCAGCTTACTAGTGCCACATCAGCAAGTAATACCAATAGAAGCTATGTAGGTGGTACGTTTGTCAGTCAATCTGTCTCTAGTGATGGAGGTGGCATCGGTACTGAAAAAGGTACTTTCTTCGGTATAAATCCTATAGTTATCTTAAATGCTGCTGCTATTAATACGGCTGCGGCTGTAGGTGGTGAGGTTAATACATCGGTAGCTTCAGGAGCTACTGTACTAGATAAATATGGTTGGGCTGTTGTTCAATTAAATAGTGATGTTGTTTCTGGTTCTAGAAATGATGCAGGTGTTTATCTTGCCAATCAAGGAGGTTCCGTAGGTTGGTTAAACGGCATTCAGTTTGGAAATGGTATTGATCAGTTTCCTGTAAAGAGTGTCGGCACACTTATTAAAACTAAAGGTGGTGCTACAGTTATCAACGGTGTTGATTTCTCAACTACTACGTTTAGTGGTAATGCTTTTGTCAGTCCAGGTTTTGGAGTCTCAGGTACAGGAGGTATCTTCACTGGAAGTGCAGGTATTTCTCAAGGCTCCATAACAATGTTTGGGTCTACAAGCGGTTCCACACAATTACAAATTAATACTGTTGGTAATCTACTTACCATGTCTCAACCAGTTCAGATTGGTGTTATTGGGACTACAGCAGGCACTCTAAACTTAGCTGGTGCTACTAGCGGTTCAGCTCAGTTGAGTTGTTCTGCAACTGGAGGTACTCTTCAGTTAGGTGCTGGTAATGTTACTATTGATACCTCAGGTAATCTGGTAGCTAATGCTGTGATTACAGCAGCTTCTACTACAGCTGTTCCTTCAGGAGGTTCAACATCTGTTGGTTTCAAAGCAACTACTTCTAATATGGGGGTATTCTTTGGAACAGGAGTACCTACACTATCTGCTGCTAAAGGATCTCTATATCTAGAGAATGCTTCAGGTAATCTATATATCAATCAAAGTGGCTCTACTACTTGGGTTCAAATAACGGTACCATAATGTTGAATTTTACGAAGGAAAATTAAACGTTGGAACAGAAAGTAAAAGCTTTACTCGGTGAATATGCATTCACTGTCGCTGCTCTTCAAGTACAGATTGAAAAGCTTCAAGATGAAATTAAGGATCTAAAGAAACATGAAGACAAGCCAAAACGGCCGTAATCTAATTGAATCTTTTGAAGGTTTAATCCTTCAATCCTATGATGATTATAATGATCATATAGTACATATAGGAGATACTGTGCATGGAACGCTTACTATCGGTTATGGCCATACTAACGCTGCTGGCCCTCCCCATATTAGTATTGGAGATGTGTTTACAAAAGACCAAGCTGATGCTGTTCTTTCGGATGACCTACATAAAGTGGAAGATCAGGTATCATCTCTGGTTAAAGTCCCGCTCAACCAAAACCAATTCGATGCTTTAGTATCATTTGAATACAATACAGGGGCGTTAGGACACTCTTCTATTTTAACTGCTCTTAACGAAAGAGACTATAATACTGCTGCTGATCATTTGCTTTTATACGATCATGCTAATGGTAAAGTTCTGGCTGGTCTTCAGAGACGTAGACAAGCAGAACGTACTTTATTCTTAACCCCTACTACTACTCCTGTAGATACTTCTACAACTACCCTCACTCCTGCTCCTACCATGTCTCTGTGGAGTTGGTTAACTTCCCTCTTTACAAGGAACTAATTATGACTGGAACTGAATTTCTTATGCTTGGCCTTGGTGGCTCTCACATCTTAGCAATGTTTATCGGCTGGTATGTTGGGCATCATGGCTTTAAGGCAGCTGTTGCTGCTGTGTCTAGCATTCCCACCACGGTGACTGCTGATGTCAATGTGCTGAAAACTAACGTGGCTGCACTGCAAGCTAAGTTACCCTAATGTGGACAGTATTACTAGGGTTAATCCCTGGGTTACTGAATACGGTTAATGGCATTACTACAGCTATCTCCAATGAGAGAATAGCCAGTATTAATGCCGCTACCGATCAAGAGAAGATTGCTATTGATGAGAGGATTAAAACTCTTGAGTCTCAACGCGATGTCTTAATTGCAGATAGTACGCATAGCAATTTAGATCTTACTATGCGGACTATTCTTGCTGCTGGTCCTGCATTTATTCTCTGTAAGATCTTCATGTACGATAAAGTATTTGATGGTCTTACCACACTAAGCCCTGAGCTTTGGAATGTAATTATGGTTACCATTGGTTTCTATTTCTTACATAATACTGTTGTGGGTGCTGCTAAAGAATTTATGAAACAATAATGGCTACTCAAACTTTACTAACTATGGTGCAGAATATACTATCTGCCATGTCTTCTGATGAGGTCAACTCTATCTCAGACACAGTGGAAAGTATGCAGGTTGCTCAGATCATTCAAAATAAATATTATGATATTGTAGCTAGAGGTGATCTTCAGTTAGACGAACAGATCTTCCAGCTTAATCCTTCCGACAATGCCTTACTTCCAACACTCATGTTCATGCCAGCAGGAGTCTCACGAATCTCCTGGATGCAATATTATGACACCAACCCCTTGGACACAACTTTCCAGAAGTCTCAGTTTGGTGCTTATAGTCATGATCTCAATCTTGATCTCGCTTCTACTATTAATTGGACTACCACTAGCTCTACTACTCTTCCTGTTAGATTGGGCTCTGCAACCTTTACTGTCTCCTCTTCGACGCTTCCGATCGTGGTGGGGCAGACTGCGCAAGCGACCAACGGAGCCAACACAATGTTCGGAACCGTCACCACCTACGCAGGAACAACCTTAAACATGAATATTACCCAGACTACAGGTCAGGGTACGTTCAGCTTCTGGACTATTACTAGTGTACAGACTCCTAATACTCCTCCAGGTTATCGTTATGTGACTCTATTAGCCAATGATGAATTTTTAGATATGGTTAATAAGTTTGATATTACTCAACCTAATGTGCAGAGCTATAATTTCACTCAAGGCGGTAATAGCTTTATCTTTAGATATATGACGGATAGACAACCTAGTTACGCTACTTTGATTAGTAACTTCTATATGTTGTTTGATACTTATGACCGAACACAAGATAGTACCCTGCAAGCATCTAAGACTATGGTTAAAGGACAAATAGTTCCTCCGTTTAAGCTTCAAGATAACTTCATACCTGCACTTAACGATCAATCATTTCCTCTATTACTCAACGAGTCCAAAGCTCTTGCATTCTTTGAGCTAAAACAGATGCCACATTCTCTCGCCGATAGAGAGTTGAAGCGACAGTGGGCTGTTACTCAGAAGATGAAGTCAATTGATAATAAGCCTTCTTACTTTGATCAATTACCGAACTACGGCAGGTTCGCAATAGGGCCTTGGCTTAACTATAGATATGGAACACGTTGGACTAGATCAGGAGCATCACCATGGTAATCGGAACCCCATTCGCTAAAATACATTGGCAAGAGAACTTAGAGGCCCCATCTACTGAAAGGGTCTTATTATTATACCCTAAAGAAGGAACAGTAGCTAAAGATACTGCTGGTTTACCTGCTAAGAAACTTTTTACAGGCGATAATAAAATGCATGCTAAGACAGAAGGACATCTCTGGCATTGTTATATGGACAAGGGTGAAATACCTATGCAGTTAAGACAGAAGTGGACTAAGTTTAGTGCATTGTTTAAGGCAGTTGAAACTTATTACGATAAGAGAAACGTAGAAGTTAAAGAAGCCTAATGCCTCAAGGTCAAACAGTAGAGAATAGTTTTAAAGAAGGTCTTAAGACTGAATTCACAGGATTGAATTTTCCTAAGGATGCAGCTACAGATACTGCAAACTGTGTGTATACTTTAATCGGTGATGTGCAACGTCGTGGTGGAATTAACTACGAACATAACTTCTCTCTGCAAGATATTAATGCGGATGGCCAGGCTAGATCATCTTTCAAATGGTATAACGCTGGTGGAGATGGCTCTACTCAAATACTAGTCGAACAGATTGGGATTTTCTTATACTTCTGGAGATCTAGTTCAGCAACCTTAAACCAACCTCTGTCTGATACTATACTACCTTCTCTTGTTAATATCTCAGCTTTTTTAGCTCCAGGAACTTCAGCTAATGCAGCTATAACTGAATGCCAGTATGCAACAGGTAATGGATACTTATTTGTATTTCATCCTAATTGTGACCCATTCTACTGTACTTATATAAATGGAGTGGTAGCAGGAACAGCTATAACTTTACAGACAAGAGATTTCGTAGGTATTAATGAACCTGGTGTACCAGATAACTTAAGACCTAAGACATTGTCAAATGAACATCTTTATAATTTAATCAATCAAGGATGGACTCAAGGATCTACTTGGTCTGCTGCAGGTGTAGGTAAAGATCCAAATGGAGGTATTCCTGTAGCAGGTGCTATTTATTCATTAAACATTTCTTCTCAAGTTGATACAACTTCAGTAACAAACGGTTCTGTCATCCAGATTAATATACCTACTGCTGCTAAGACTGGACCTAATAATAATAATCTAACTGGTTCTGTTACTATTACAGGGACTGTTACAAGCTATGTTTCTCCATTCACTTCTATTACTATAGCTGTATTATCAAATTCTAACAC